TTGCAGAGCTTGCAGAGCGCATAGGTCAGCCACTTCTAGAATGGCAAAAGATAATCTTGAACGATTTATGCTCTGTGGACAGTAATGATCAGTTCATCCGTAAGACAAGCCTGTTGCTCATTGCTAGGCAGTCAGGAAAGAGCCACCTTGCAAGAATGCGAGCGTTAGCAGGGCTATTCTGCTTCGGTGAGAAGGACATCCTGATCATGTCCTCTAATAGAGCTATGGCAATGAAGTCCTTTAACATCATGGCAGACATCATCGAGCGCAACGACTTTCTCAGGGTGCAGCTGAAGGATGGAGACATCAAGAAGGGCATTCGCAGGACTAATGGCGATGAGCGCATCATCCTTGCATCTGGAGCACAGTTAGAAGTGGCAGCGGCAACTTCTGACGGAGCGCGTGGGCGCACCTGTGACTTTCTCTGGATCGATGAGCTGCGCGAGGTCTCTGAAGCTGCTATGGATGCTGCTAAGAGCGTTACCTTAGCGCGTAAGAATAGCCAGCGACTCTTTACATCCAATGCTGGAGATGCTTTTAGTAAAGTGCTCAACGATCTGCACGAAGCTTGCTTAAATAAGCCACCTAAGAGCTTAGGCTTCTACGAATACAGCGCACCTGACTTCTGCGACATCTGGGATCGTAAAGCATGGGCAATGGCTAACCCTTCTCTAGGTCATTTGATCAGCGAGGAAGCCATCGAGGAAACCATTGCATCTTCAACGATGGAAGCTGCAAGAACCGAGACCTTATGCCAATGGATCTCCAGCTTGTCTTGTCCGTTCAGCACAGAGGTACTTGAAAACTCATCTGACAGCACTCTAGAGATGACTGTAGGTGCTTACACAGTATTCGGCTTCGATGTCTCACCAAGTAGGCGCAATGGGTCTCTCGTTGCTGGTCAGTTGCTTCCAGATGGCAGAATCGGCATTGGAATCATGGAGACCTACAGCTCACAGGTTGCCATCGATGAGTTGAAGATGGCTGCAAGCATTAAGTCATGGGTTGATCTGTATAAACCGCGCCTTGTCTGCTTTGACAAGTATGCAACCCAGACCATTGCAGACAGGTTGGCTAACTCAGGCGTTATCGTGGAAGATGTGTCAGGTCAGCAGTTCTATAAGGCGTGCGGTGACTTGCTAGAAGGATTAACTAACCTGCGCGTTGTCCACAATGGGTCTAAGGAATTGATCGAGCAGTTCACCAACACAGCTGCTAAGACTAACGATAGTGCTTGGAGAATTATCAAGCGAAAGAGTGCTGGAGACATCTCTGCCCCTATTGGCTTAGCAATGGTCGTGAGCAAGTTAATGCTTCCTCAACCTAAGCCACAGATTTATGGTTAGACACACCCATAGCACATTGTCTAATTGCTTGACAAATGCTATAGTTTCTGTCTATGGGTCTATTTCGCAAAACTGAAGCAATCTCTGACGATAAGCGTTCATCGCTTTTAGCGCAATACGCCCCTTCTATTATGGGCGAGAATCTTAATTCGCTCTATAACTACATCATGCCGCGAGTCAATCGCAATGAAGCAATGTCAGTTCCATCTGTAGCTCGATGCCGCAATTTACTCTCAGGCGTTATCGGTGGACTTCCACTTAACCTTTATCGCGTTTCGACAGGTGAAGAATTAGGCAATCCAGTCTGGGTTGATCAACCAGCAATTAACCAGCCGCGCTCTGTAACAATGGCGTGGACTGTTGATTCATTGCTTATGTATGGCGTTGCTTATTGGCAGGTCACAGAAGTCTATGCAGAAGATGGCAGACCTTCTCGCTTCCAATGGATTCCCAATGTCAAGGTTACATTTACGACAGACCTTTATGGAATGACTGTCACTCAATACTTTATTGATGCTGTTGCTGTACCTATGTCAGGTCTCGGTTCAATCGTAACCTTCCAATCATTTGATGAAGGCATCTTAGAACGCGGATCTGAAACAATTAGAGCTGCAATCGATCTTCGTAAAGCAGCGGTTTTGTCAGCAAGCACACCAATGCCATCTGGAGTCCTTCGTAACAATGGCGCAGATCTAGATCCTAAAGAGATTGCTGGACTTCTTGCAGCATGGAAGAACGCTAGACAAAATCGTTCAACTGCATACTTGACAAGCACTTTGGAATACCAACCAACATCATTCTCGCCTAAGGACATGATGTATGACGAAGCACAGCAGTTCTTAGCAACTGAAATTGCTCGTCTATGTTCAATTCCTGCTTACCTTCTTAGCGCAGAAGCGAACACATCGATGACCTATGCAAATGTTCTAGATGAACGCAAGCAATTCTTCTCTCTAAGCCTTGCGCCTTATGTAAATGCCATTCAGGATCGTTTATCAATGGATGACATTACTGCTCGCGGTAATGCAGTTCGTTTTGATGTCGATTCATCATTCTTGGCAACTGAACCAATGGAACGCTTGCTAGTAATTGAAAAGATGTTATCTCTGGGCTTGATCACAGTTGAACAAGCTATGGAGATGGAAAATCTAACGCCTAACGGCAGCGAAGGAATCCAATAATGGAAAACCAAGTAATCACCTTCACAGCAGGGCTTATTGCCAATGTTGAAGAACGCTTAATCTCAGGCAAAATCGTGCCAACTGGCACAGGCGAAGTCGGTAACACTTCAGCAGGTAAGGTCGTATTCGAGAAGGGCGCAATCGCACTTCCAGAAGATCCTAAGACTGTTCGACTTCTTAATCAGCATGATTCACGCCAACCCTTAGGAAAAGCCACACAGTTCACAGAGCAAGAAGATGGCATTTACGCTTCTTTTAAAGTGTCAAAATCTAACCGTGGTTCAGAAGCTCTTATCCTTGCAGAAGAAGGATTGCAATCAGGTCTGTCAGTAGGCGTAGAAGTAATTAAGTCAAAGCAGAAGGGCAATGTGATGTTCGTATCCGCTGCCAAGTTGCTAGAAGTTTCATTGGTAACAGAGCCAGCATTTAAGTCTGCTCAGGTTATCGATGTAGCTGCTGAGGAAAATCCAGAAGCAGTAGAAGAAGAAATCACACCAACAGAAAGCGAGACAGCTGTGGAGAATACTCCAGAGACAGTTGCAGCACCAGCAGTAGAAGCAGCAGCGGTTGAAGCTGCTCGCCCAACTCACAGATACATTTACTGGTCGTCCAGCATTTGAAGCTGCAACAAGATCAGCTCTTTTGCCAAGTGGAATGAGCTTCACAGTCCCACGCCTTTATACCAATGCTGATCCAGCAAACGTTGCACCAACAACTGCAGACACAAACGAAGGTGCAGCACCATCTGAGACAGGCATGACTTCAAGTTATGACACGATTGACATCAACAAGTTCAGCGCGCTAAACCGCGTGAGCTTTGAGCTCGTAGATCGCAGCCAGCCTGCATTTATGGAACTTTTAATGGCTGAGTTGCGTAAATCCTACGAAAAGGCAACAGATGCAGCACTTCTAGCAGCTTATGTTTCAGCAGGAACAACTGCAGCAACTACAGCAGCAACAGCAGCTGGATTGCAATCATTCATTTCAGTAGAAGGCGCAGCAGCTTACAAGGGTACAGGTGGAGACTTCGCTAACAAGCTAGTTGCTTCAACTGACGCTTGGGCAGCAATCGCTGGTTTCGCAGATTCAACTGGTCGTGCGCTGTACTCAGCACAGGGTGCAACACAGAACGCTTCAGGTTCAGCAGTAGCTTCATCTGTTCGCGGAAACATTCTTGGCACAGACCTCATTGTGGATCACAACATCACAACATCTGGCGTAGTTGATAACTCAATGTTCCTAGTTGCGCCAAGCAGCGTTTATGTCTGGGAATCACCACAGACACAGCTTCGTGTCAATGTTTTGACATCTGGCGAAATCGAAATCAACCTTTACGGATACCTAGCAATCTATCTTGCTAAGTCAGGTAAGGGCGTTCGTAAGTTCAACCTAACTTAATAGGTTACTAAGTCGCTCTAGGGGGTCAGTAGCCCTCTGATCCCCTAGAGTCTTACGAAAGGAATTGGAATGGCATTAACAACAGTCGCAGAACTCCGATCAACACTCGGAGTCGGTACGCTGTACCCAGATGCCACCCTGCAAGAAGTCTGTGATGCATCCGATGCAGTTCTACTGCCTATGCTCTGGACTAATTCTTATTTCAACATTTCTCATAGCAACACAGCCACGACTGGCACTCTTTACTTTCAGGACAAAGTAGAAAAAGTTTTTTATGTTGGTCAAATTGTGAACATCACAGGCAACGGATCTAAGCACAATGGGTCTAAGACTCTTACTGGAGTAGGCGACTATAACATCACCTATAACATCACAGGCAATAACAATGTGCCAGCAGTAGAGCATCCAGTCCAACCTTTTGGCACAGTCTCAGGCGACACTTATGTCGATTACACTTTAGACACAGCAGTTCAGAATGCAGCTTTGATGATCGCTGTTGAGATCTGGCAAGCGCGTACAGCCACCCTTTCAGGCAGTAACGCAGTCGATTTCCAGCCCTCACCTTATCGAATGAGCGCACAGCTACTCGCTAAGGTAAGAGGATTGATTGCGCACGCACTCGCGCCTACCAGCATGATCGGGTGACCCATGCCACCTGTAGCCATAACGACTTTAAGAACGACACTAGCAACTGCATTAATAGACAATGCCAAGTGGCAGACTTTTGCATTTCCACCTGCCACAGTTCTTGCTAACTCCGTAATTGTTTCTCCAGATGATCCTTACTTGACACCGAATAACAATGGGCAGATTTCTATTAGCCCAATGGCTAACTTTAAGATTGTGATGACTGTTCCACTCTTTGACAATGAAGGAAACCTTAACGGCATAGAGGACACAGTAGTTAGCGTGTTCGCTAAGTTAGCCGCATCATCTCTGGTCTATAATGTAAGCGCAATCAGCGCACCAAGTATTCTCAACGCTGCTTCGGGTGACCTACTCAGCTGCGAGATGTCCGTATCAATCCTAACGAGTTGGAGTTAAACATGTCCGATTGGGAAAAAGAGAACGAAGCCTTTCTGATCAAGATCGGGCAGGTTAAAGAAACACCAGCAGTAAAGCCAGTAACTACAAAGAAGGACGAGGAATAAATCCATGTCAGTTTATCTAGCAAATACGGGAGTTCTAACTGTCAATGCGGTTGATCTCTCGACATTAGTAACTTCAGTAACAATTAACCGCGCCTTCGATGAGCTGGAAGTTACAGCACTTGGAGATACAGGTCATCGCTTCGTTAAGGGATTGGAAGCTTCAAGCATTTCAATCGACTTCTTGAACGATGATGCAACAGCTAAGACACTTCAGACACTTCAGGCAACATGGGGAACAAACACCACAGTAACATTCAAGCAGACATCTGCTGCTGTATCAGCAACAAACCCTCTTTACACAATGACATGCTTGGTCAATAACATCACACCTGTAAATGGTGCAGTTGCAGACCTATCAACTCAGAGCGTAACTTGGAATGTTTCAGGTACAATCGCAGTAACAACAGCGTAAGAAACTAACAAAGGGGCAAACTCATGGCAAAACTAAAGATAGTTCGTACAGATGGAAGCGTACTAGAAGGCGAAATCACCCCAGCGGTGGAATACGCATTTGAGCAGTACGCTAAAAAGGGCTTCCATAAAGCGTTCCGCGATGAAGAAAAACAGAGCGATGTCTATTGGTTAGCATGGGAAGTAACACGCAGGACAGGTGAAACTGTTAAGCCTTACGGGATGGAGTTCATTGAAACGCTAAAAAGCGTGGAAGTGTTGGACTCTGACCCTTTAGCTTAAAGCGCGATCTTCCATTCACCTACCTAATTGCTAGGCTAAGCATTAGGTTGGGAATCGCGCCACAGCAGTTGTTAGATCTAGATAAGGCAATGCTCGATGCATTAGTGCAAGGGCTTAAAGATGAAGCGAAAGAGGTGAGCGATGCCAACGGAAGTAAAAGGCGCGGTAGAGCTTAGAAAAGCCCTCAGAGCGTTCACACCTGATCTTGCTAAAGAAACACAGAAAGAAATCGCTGGAGTCTTGAAGCCTATTGTCTCTAAGGCTCGCGGTTTCATTCCATCAACTGCACCTTTAAGCGGTTGGGCTAAAAGCACTAACGGCACTTGGGGCAACCGAGTCTGGTCATCTTCAGATGCTAAGCGTGGAGTTGGGTATAAGACCACGCCATCTAAAGTTAATCGCTCTGGGTTTCGCTCACTTGCTCGCATTGTCAATGCTTCACCTTCAGGTTCTATCTATGAAACTGCTGGTCGCCTAAATCCACAGGGCAGACCCCAAGCACCATTGGCTAAAGTAGTGGCACTTGGTCATTCTAATTATGGCAAGACAATTCGTTCAGGATCTAAGAGCGAATCATTAAGCAATAACCCTAATGCTGGTCAGCAGTTCATCGATGCTATGAATAGAACCTCACCTATTGTCAATGCTTATCAAAGAAACGAAGGACAGTCAGGTCGCGCTTCTCGTAAGATGAAGGGTCGCGCAATCTTTCGTGCATGGGCAGAAGATCAAGGCAAGGCTAATGCAGCTGTTGTCAGAGCGATTGAAAAGTCTAGAGTTGAGTTCGAGAAAAGGACACAGGTGCGCTAATGGCAGCAGATGTAAGAATTGACATTGCCGCACAGTTCACGGGCAAGAAGGCATTCAAGGAAGCTGAGACTTCTACAGACAAATTGACTAAGAATGTCAAGGGTCTTGCTAAGGGCTTGCTTGCTGTCTATAGCGCACAGAAGCTTCTTTCTTACGCTAAAGCATCTGTTAAGGCATTTGCAGAAGATGACAAGGCTGCTAAGGCTCTAGGCACTACCCTGAAGAATCTGGGTCTGGCTTATGGCTCAAACATTGGCACAGTCAATGGCTTCATCTCTCGCCTTGAAATGCAGACAGGTGTGCTCGATGATGAACTACGCCCTGCAATGGATCGCTTACTTCGTGCAACAGGTGATGTCACTAAGTCACAGGAATTGCTTGGACTTGCACTTGACATCGCGGCAGGTACGGGCAAGTCAGTCACCCAAGTTTCACAAAGCTTGCAGAAGGCATACTTGGGTCAAACTCAGGCATTAGGTCGCTTGGGTGTAGGACTTACTAGAGCAGAGCTTTCAACATCAACATTTGAGCAGATCCAAGAACGCTTGTCAGTTCTATTCGCAGGGCAAGCAAGCGCGGCAGCTGATACTTATGCAGGTTCACTTGCTAAATTAACTGTGGCTTCTAACAATGCTAAAGAGACTATTGGTCAGGGTCTTGTTGATGCATTGATGACTGTAACTAACTCCAATTCAACAGATGAGTTTATTGCTAAGATCGATAAGGCAGCGCAGTCGATTGCTAACTTCGTTCGCGAAACAGGCGAGTTTATCAAAATCACTAAGTCAATCTTCGACTTTAAGAACTTTAGTTTATTTATGCCATCGGGCGGCTTGTTCGGTGATGGTAAGGGTTTCGGCAACATCTCGATGACAGTATCCTCACAGGATACACAGCGCGCAGATGCCATCGCTCGAAAGAACGCAATGGCGATGACAAAGCTGACGAAAGAGCAAGCAGCAGCGCAGGCTAAGATCGTTAAGGATAAGCGACTTGCAGCAGCTATTGACAAGGCTAACCTTGCTCTTAACAAGGGCAATGAAGTCTTTGACATGGACAAGATCCAGATTGCAGCAGCTCTTACTAATCAGGCTCAACAACTAGGTCAGGCAACGAGCGCAGCGCAGGTCTTACAGATTGCTAATGACACAGCACGCCTTCGAGTTAAGGAATCGATCCTTGCTCTGGAAGATGCCATTGCCGCTAAGGACGAAGCAGCCATCATTGCTGCGACAAAGAAACTCAATGAAGATCTAAAGGTTCTGGGAGCATTGGGTCTCCAGAACATCAAACTTCAAGACATCAAGTCAATTCTGGAAAGTCTGAAGCCTAAAGATCTGATAAACCTTACTAATCTTGAACAGGCATTGCGCTTGCTTCGTGAAATCAATCTCGCTTCAACTGGATCAAGTAAGATTCCAACAAGTGCAAGTTTAGGCTCTGGAATCCCAGCAGGTGATTACATTGCGCCTATTTCAACAGTCGGTGGATCAATTTCAGCCATTCTCGAATACGCGGATGCAGCCACAGCTCGCGCTAATGCTTTTGCAGACTTACTTGACATGGCGAATGCATCAGCTGCTACTTCAATGGCTTCATCGGTTGATTTAGAAAGCATCGCTCGTTCGTCCTTATTGCAAGGTCTAGCAGGTGGCGCAGGTGTATCAGGTGCAGTAAGTGGATCACGCTATGCAGCCCAAGCCGCTAATCAGTACAACATCACAAACAACTTCGGCATAGTCGGAGATCCTAACGCGGCAGCCGAACTCATCGATGATGTAATCCGCCAAGCCCGTGACCGAGGAACTCTGACCGCACTATGACATGGCTTCCAGAATGGCGCGTGACAGTAGGTGATGATGTCTATACGACTGTCACTTCTGTGTCTTTTGCATCTGGTCGCTTAGACATTGATAGACAATGCACCGCAGGTTACTGCCGAGTAGAGATCATCAACACAGACAATTCGCCATTTACCATCAATGTCACAGAGCCAGTTACCTTAGAGCTGAAGAACAGCACAGGGGCTTATGTGACTGTATTCGGTGGCGAGGTGTCAGACTTTAACATTGGAGTGCGAAGCCCTGAAGAATCAGGCTATGTCACGACTGGAACAATTCTAGGCATTGGCTCACTTGCCAGACTTACTAAGGCTATTTATAACACAGCCCTTATTGAAGAATTAGATGGCGAGCAGATCGCAGACATCTTAGGCGCAGCTCTAAATCTTAACTGGAACGAAGTCACACCAACTGTGACTTGGGATACATACCCAGCAACTACGACATGGAACGAAGCCGAGACTTTTATTGGCACTATTGACACAGGTTTTTACACCATGATCCCAGTTGCAGCTAGTGCGACTGCTAAGAGTCAGACACTTGCTGATCAGATTGCCAATAGCGCACTTGGTCAGATTTACGAGGAAAAGGATGGAGATGTCTCTTATGCCGATGCAGACCACAGATCCAACGATCTTGCAACAAATGGCTTCACTTTCCTTGATGGCGCGTATGCAACACCAACCTCTATCACATCCTCAGTTCAGACTGCTCGCATCCGTAACAGCCTTATCTATCGCTATGCCACAGGATACGGAAGCACATACAGCACCTCAGATTCGGACTCTATAGCCTCTTACGGGCTTTTTGAGCGTTCATCTGACTCCAACATCAAGAACCTTGCAGACATCACCGACATCGCCACTAGAGAGCTTAATTTAAGGCGCAGTCCTAGAGAGCAGCTTGGTGTTATCACTTTCCGTCTGGATAATCCGAACATGCCTAGCGCGATGCTTGATGCTTTGATTGCTGTTTATTTCGGTGAGCCTGTGTCTATTAACAACCTGCCTAGCAATTTACTGGGTGGCACATTCGAGGGCTTTGTGGAGAATGTGGCATTACGAGCAACCCCTAGCTTCGTGGACATCACCCTCTACATCACAGCTACAGATCTATCCCTATCAACGACTCAATGGGAGACAGTAATTCCTAGTTCATTAGCTTGGACAGGCGTAAATGGTACACTTATCTGGAACAACGCGACAGGAGCATTAACCTAATGGCAACGACCCCGAACTTTAACTGGAGTACTCCAGACAATACAGGATTGGTCAAGAATGGTGCGCTAGACATTCGCACACTTGGCAATGCCATCGATGCTTCTATGGTCGATCTGAAGGGCGGCACTACTGGTCAAGTCCTTGCTAAGGCAACTAACACAGACATGGACTTTACTTGGACTACAGCTTCTTCTGGTTCATCAAATGTTGCTGGCAAGAATGGTGTTCTTAACTCTAACTTCTCAATCTGGCAACGCGGAACTTCTATTGCTGGAAGTGCAGGATCTTACTTATACACAGCTGATCGTTGGCAGACCAATGCTTCAACAGCATTAACTGTTAGCCGTCAAGCAACAGGCGATACGACTAATTTGCCGTTTATTCAGTACTGCGCTCGTGTTCAAAGAAACAGCGGTTCAACAGCAACTGCTGCTGCGGTGCTATCACAAAGTTTTGAGTCTGTTAATTCAATTCCTTATGCAGGTAGGACAGTCACAATCTCATTTTACGCCAGACGAGGTGCAAACTTTAGCGGTGCATCAAACCAACTTGAAGTTTATTTGGTAAGCGGTACAGGTACAGATCAAAATGCTTTTGTTGGTGGCTTTACAGGTGCGACAAATGTTATTTTTCAAACACCAACATTAACAACCACTTGGCAACGATTTAGTTATAGTGCAACAGTAGGCACAACTGCTACACAAATAGCAACTCAATTCACTTACACGCCAACAGGCACTGCTGGAGCTGCTGACTTCTATGAAGTGACTGGAGTACAGGTTGAAATTGCTTCTAGTGCTTCTGCCTATTCTCCAAATGCAGCAACATTTCAAGGAGAATTAGCCGCTTGCCAGCGTTACGCAATTCCTTTGGCGCGAAACACTGCAATTGACTTTGGTTTGGTTGTAAGCCGTTATTCAACAACAAACTGCACTGCAACGATTTCTCTACCTGTCGAAATGAGAACCTTGCCGACTTTAACTACTTCATCAGGTTATGGTCGAATTGTTTTTTATGACACTTCTTTCAATGTTACAACATCAAACACAACAACCGCTGCGCTTGGTGATGGCAACAATTATGCGTCAGTAAACATAAACTGGACTCACGGTTCAATTGCTGGCAGTTATGTTTTCCCAACTTGGGATACTATTTCAAATGGCGGTTTAATTATGTTAAGTGCGGAGTTGTAAAATGACTATCAAATACGAAAAGAAAACAATCGAACGCCTAGATGGTGTTATTGAATACATCGAAGCAACCTTTACTGATAGCGAAGTCAAGATGTCTATTCCATTAGACCCAGCCAATTCAGATTATCAACGCTATCTAAATCCTGAAGCGGAACAATCCACACCGAACCTAGCTCCGTAGTGCTAGGATCTGCCTATGGAACTAATACCCTTAGAGCAGATAGCCGAGCAGCTTCACAATAGGTACCGCACAAGTGGGTACTCTGAGCAGCTATTCAAGCAGGATATGCAGATCATTAGACGGCTGGGTGTTCACCCTGCTCTGGCTACTTACGAGGACCTAGAGCGGGTGATACTCCAAGCTACCAGGCAGTCCACCAAGGCTACCTACGTAGCCCGTCTGAGGAGTATCTACAAGTCCTTGAACAAGATGAACCTTGTCAATGGTCACAACCCTGCTGAACAACTGCCACAGGTCAAGCCAGGGCGTGGTGTGCCTAAGCCTGTAACCAAGGGTGAGTATCAGAAGCTCTTGGCAGAAGCCAAGAACCCAACACTACGCAACTGGTTTATCTTGGGTGGCACAGCAGGACTGCGTGCTATGGAAGTAGCCAACATCAAAGGCTCAGACCTAATAGAGCACGAGGACGGGTACTCTCTACGAGTACAGGGCAAAGGTGGAACAGACCTGATTGTCCCAGTATCTCCAATAGTCTCAGATATGATTAGGTCATACGGAACTCTTGGCAGACTATGGCAGGTAACGCCTAATAAGTTATCTAGTAGAGCAGCCAATGAGATGCGTCGCATCCTTGGTGAAGACGCTAAGCATTTCCATAGCCTTCGACATTACTTTGCAACGACGATGCTTGAGAAATCAGGCGGAGATTTGATTGCTGTTAAAGAACTTATGCGCCACACAAGCGTAGCAACAACCCAGATTTATACACAGCTAGCCCAAGGTAGAACTAGATCACTGGTGAACCTTTTAGAATAAGGAGAATAGATGCCATACGGCGACGATATTACCGAGGGAATACCGTACGTACTTTCTAATCCTGCTGGATCTACTAACTACTCAGCCACAGGTGAGGCATACGATGTCGCTATTGGTGGACTACCGTTCTTCTTGCTTAACTCTGATGATGCTCCTTATCGTCGCGTAACAGCCCAGTATCGTAAGCAACAGATTGACCAGAGCCGTGAGCCTGGTGAGCAGACGCTTACTGGTTGGTGGCTACGTAGCCAAAGCTCTTTCCACTATGGACAAGGCATCAAGTTCTTTGAGCCTATCCAAGATGAATCGCTACGCTTCCAGTACACAGAGTCTAAGGGTGTTAACGTCTGGACCAAGGGACAGGCAACACTACTAAACTCTTGTGCTGACCAGCACGTCATTACTGGCGGTATTCAAACCAGTGGTCGTCCGTGGCAGTATATGCGTTCTATCCAATGGGACAAGAATAGCAATACATATAACGGTGTGCTTCTATCTGATGAGTATGACATTGACAAGATCTTCCCAGAGATTACAGTCTCTATTAGTAACAAGGCGTTGACATCTAACGTAGCAACGCTGACTACTACTGCAGCACACGGTCTATCTGTGGGTATGCAGATTGTTATTACTGGTGTGGATGCAACCTTTAATGGTGAGTACCGCATCACAGGTGTACCTACGACTACCACCTTTACCTATGCCAAGACTGCAACTAACGTAACATCAACTCCGGTATCTCCAGTAGGTACAGGTGTGGCAGAGGTTATCCACTTCATTGACTACAACGCAGGCACAGACGATCCTGTATTTGCTATCTGCGATGATGGTGTCTTTGCCTTCTGGGTAACTAACCAGACTTCAGGTGGCTCAAGCAAACTTCACGTCTATAAGAAGTTGCTCTCAGATGATTCAAGCGTATCTCCAACGCTGATGTTTAACGCTACAGGTGTTGTGGTGAGCACAGCTACGATGGAATACACCAAAGAGCGTATCGTAATGGCTGTCAACGATAGCGTCTATGAGTTCTCAACAACTGCAACATCATTGCCTACGCCTGTCTATACACATAACGACCAAGACCACATCTTTACTAGCATTACATCTAGTGGTTCTGCTATCTACATTTCAGGCTACAGCGGTATCCAGTCCAACATCTACAAGTTTACCTTGTCTACTGCTGGTGCTATGCCTACCCTGACATCTGCTATTACTGCAGCAGAACTACCAGTAGGTGAGATTGTATTTAAGATTAGTTACTACCTTGGCAATATGGCTATTGGAACTAGCCAAGGTATGCGTATGGCAGATGCAAGTCAGCTCGATGGTTCTATTACCTACGGTGCTTTGATCTTTGAATCAGACCAACCAGTCTATGACTTTGCTTTCCGTGACAGATACATCTGGGCAGCATCTGGTGTTGATGGTCAGGTAGGTGTGACTCGTGTAGATATGGGTCAACCACTAGGTAACCTACAGTTCCCGTATGCCTGGGACTTGTATGACCCAGCAGACACATTAGGTCACTACACCACAGCGTGTGCTTTCCTTGGAGATACCAACCGCCTAGCATTTTGTAATGCTGGTAATGGTTCAGATGGCGCAGTCTATATTCAATCTGCAGCAGAGTTACTGGAGCAGGGCTTCTTGCGTACAGGCTACGTCCGATACAACACACTAGAACTTAAGATCTACAAGTTGATGCAGGCTCGTATTGATACCACTAATGGTGGACTATTGATTGACTCTGTTGACTATGCCGATAACTTCTATCGCATTGGTACCTTTGCACAACAGTCAACTGTTCCAGAAGTTAACATTAACTATCCTCAAGCATCACAGGAATACCTAGGCTTCCAGTTCACACTGACTCGTTCATCTACTGATGTTACTAAGGGGCCACTATTTACTGGATACCAGATCAAGGCACTACCTGCTATCCCACGTCAGCGACTTATCCAGTATCCATTGTCTTGCTTTGACCACGAATCAGATCACTTCGGCGTTGAGATTGGCTATGAAGGTTCTGCTTACTTCCGTATGTCTCAGTTGGAATCTATTGAAAACGTTGGCGACACCATCCGTGTTGAAGACTTTAGAACTGGTGAGTCCTATATCGGACTTATCGAAGAGCTTGACTTCAGAAATGCTACCCCATCGGACAAAAGGTTTTCAGGATATGGCGGCCTTTTACTAGTAACCATTAGGACGGTCTAATGCAGGCACAAGACTACGCAACAATAGCTGTTGCAGTATGCACAGTTGTAGGTGGGTTTGCTACTGGCGTTCGTTGGTTAGTAAAGCATTACCTCAATGAACTTAAGCCTAACGGTGGTTCAAGTGTTAAGGATTCGGTAAATAGATTGGAGCGACAAGTTGAAGAGATTTATCGCATCCTTCTTACTCGCAATAACTCTTAGTGGTTGCGGTTACCAAGGCTGGGTTAGATATCCTTGTCAAGAGTTTGAGAACTGGGAAAAGCCTGAGTGCAATCCTCCACAATGTGAAGTAACTGGCACTTGTTCCTCCGATTTATTACCAGAGGTATTTGATGAAACGCCCTGAAAGATATACACCTGAAGAACTACACGCTAGGTTGATTGTCAGTATCGGAATCATCCTAGCTCTTGTATTTGCTGGCTCAGTGTTCTCATTACTCTGGGCTTTAGTTTTTGTAACTCAACCAATGAAGCAAGCACCTAACGATGCAGCCTTTATTGATTTAGTTTCAACCCTGACTGTGTTCCTTACAGGAACTCTAGCGGGAATTGTATCTGCCAATGGACTCAAGAGTAAGAAGAAGGATGATGAACCAAGATGAAACCTGTTGCCAAGAAAGCCACGCCTGCCGCTATTGCTGTCCTTCGACAAGCCACAGCGCTGAAACCATTACGCAAGAAAGCCTCAGATGGATTACTACCGAGCAAGCACCACATCCATCAGAATCCTAATTCAGATCACAATACTGGATTCGGAGTAGACCTAACCCACGATAAGTTGGGTGGCATTGATTGTTTTAATATCTTTGAAGAACTAAAAGCAGACAAGCGTGTTAAGTATCTTATTTTCCAGGGCAAGATCTGGTCAGCAGAACGTGCCTCAGAAGGCGACCGTGAATATACAGGTAGCAACAAGCACAACAAGCATCTTCACATCTCAATCAAAGAAGGATGTGGAGACGACACTTCCCCTTGGTTCCCTTGGTTGGGTAAGCCAAAGGCTGTCGCAAAAGTTAAGGCAGCAGTTAAGCCTTTACCAAAGAAGAAAGAACCAACAAGTCCAAAGGAGTAACAATGGATAAGAACAAGTTAAAGGCAATCGCAGCTACATATCTACGTGCTGCAGTTGCATCAGTAATCGCTTTGTACCTTGCAGGCGTAACAGATCCAAAGGCTTTAGCATCAGCAGCACTAGCTGCAGTTGCAGGTCCACTGCTTAAAGCAATTGACCCAAAGGCTACAGAGTTTGGTCGTGGGTCTAAGTAACCCATAGCGCGAGGCAAACAGGAGGTCGGTCCCTACGGGGACCGGCCTTCTTTTTTTGTCCCTAAAATATGCCAGAGTTTGAATCACCTGATAGGTGAGTCTTTAATCTGTGACAGTTAGCGCAAAGAGTTTGTAGGTTAGATGGGTCATTGTTCCACCGGTCACCGTCTTTGTGGTCAACATCGAGCTGAGAGATGTGTACTGGTATGAACCCACACTGCTGACAGGTGGTGCCTTTGTACTTGGCATATGGGTAGACGCTGTTGTTATAGGTTCGCTTCCATACTGTGCGACAGCGGTACCTACTAGAAAGTGGATTGTTCTTATCTCGTAGCTTGATCTTGGTGGGGCCACAAATAGAGCACGTGGCAGTGCGTTCTTCTTCGTTATGGTCAGTTAGTTTGTGGTGCATCTTTGTCTGCTGGACAAGGGATAGTTACTAGGTTGCCACAATTAACACAGGTAGCATCAAGGAAGTACCAGACCAGCTCATAGTCTTCAAAACTAGCCATAACGCTAAAGACTTGGGACCCACACGGACAGACGTGAAGTGGTCCTAAACCCCGCAGATCGGTCCCAAAAGGCTTAGGAAGGGCATTCCTGCGCCATCTAAACGATGGCAGGGTTGGTAGACGGAACCGCAGGGTTACTGTACGG